AAAGAAGCAGTAAGCCAAGGTAAGGCAAACTTTGCATATATTAAGGCTATCTTAAACCGATGGAAACAAGACAACTTAATGACGGTTGAACTCGTTAGGAATAGCAAGGCTAATCGCAAGAGCAAGAAGCAACAAAACAATGCAAATTCAGAGCCACAAATTAATGAAGAATGGGGCTTCTAGGACAGACGAAAACCCATTTTAGAAAAGAGGTAATACATGCTAACGCAAGCTGAAATTATCGCAAACACGAAAAGGCTAGACGGTAAGTGTCCAATTCATGGGTTACCTATGATGCAACTTAATATAGCCGTAAAAATCGCAGGGGAAGACGAACCACGCAAACCCTCACCAATTTGCCCTAAGTGTGCTCAAGAGCAAAGGGACAAGAAAGAAGAAGAGTCGGTGAAGGAGAGCTTAAAGAACAATCTTTACTTAAGAACTTATGATGTACTCATGAGAGACAGCACAATTCCTGAAGAGTTAAAATCAGCATCCTTTGACAATTTTATTGTTAAGACACCACAAGAAAAGCAGATGTTAGAGTTTGTCAAAGCGCAAACACAGAAATATCTTAATGGTTTCGAGGGGAACACGTTGCTAACTGGTACTACTGGAGTTGGTAAGACTCATTTAACTGTCGCTATGGCTAAAACACTGAATGAAACCTACAAAGATAAAGACAATCCCAAAAGCGTGCTATTTGTCAATCTCACAGAAATTCTAAGAAAAGTCCGAGAAAGCTTTAAGTTTGAAAGCAAAGAAAGTTATTATTCAAGGATGCTTATGGAAGCTGACTACTTATTTCTTGATGATTTAGGCGTTAAGCTTGGAAACTCAGGGCAATCCAAATCAGCATGGGAAGAAGAATTTATCTTTGATGTGTTAAGCCATCGAAAGAACACTATTATCACAACCAACCTAAGCAATAATGAAATAGCAAACCTTTACAGCGAGCGTGTCGCAAGTCGTGTTCGCACAGGACTAGAAGGGAATGTTTTCAGGGCAGTAGACATCGAAGATAAACGATACACGCTTAATCAACTAAAGGCGGAAGGATAGATTATGACGGAAAAAGAAGTAAAACTTAAGCTCTTTGAAGACTACGAGCGGATTCATGGGCTGGTGTTCTCGGAAGAGCACAAACAAAAAATGATGGATGAACTAGACCTATATTCATTCATCGAGAAATTAAACGAATATATGGCATTTGGCCACCAATCGATAATGGTATTTGAGGGAGCGAATAATGATAACATTCAAAGAATTTGAAGAAGCCTGGGACGAGTCAAGAGTTTTAAGCGACATTGTAAGAGTGCTAAGTTCAGCCAAAGAGAAGAACTATATCGAGGTCGAAGTTTACGAAAACATTGACGGGATAGACATCTCGTCATCGGTCAGACTGGGTGCTGAAGATAAAAAGGATGTTGTTGATCTTTTGAGTAAAATTATGGCACGGAAACTCAGCAGACTTAGAGAGCAAGGTTTCGATTTTTACGAAGAATACCAAAAATCAGAAACTACCGCCCAAAAACGATAAGAGAACCCAAAATTTGAGAATTAGGGGCATATAAAAAGGATATGACATGGAAGAAATGACATTCACGGAGTTGCAGCAAAAAATGCAACTTGAAAAAAAGAAAGAGGGTACAGCTAAGTACGCTTCAAGGCACGTCGAGGACATTTACGACGCTTTTAAAAGTTTGAAATCGAACTGGAGCATTGTCGTCAACTATGATCTAGTCAAATTTTCTGGCAAGACTTTTGTCAAAGCTACTGCAACGGCGTCTAACCGAGAGGAGAAAGAGCAAGCAGTAGCGTTCGCAGAATTATCTCCCGTGCCGATTTTAAAAACTCGCAACGGTGATTTAAAACAAATGAATGAACCGCAATGGGTAGGGGCTGTACAGTCATACGCCGGAAAGTACGCCTTGCAAGCACTCTTTGCAATCGGTGAGGAAGATGTGGACCATTTTGAAGTGGCAGAGGAAAGTTTGAGACCAAACCAACCTCACAACCCTCAACCGCATCAAAACCAACAACCGCAACAAGCACGCTACGAGTCAAGAAGCGATCAACAACCTAACTTCATCAGCAACGAGCAACACGACCTAATCATGCAGCAAATCAATGAGCTAGCTCTAATTACTGGCCAAGCAACCGAAACAGTAGCTAATTACTACTTGAAGAAGTACAAGCTCAACGATTTCCATGAGTTGCTAGTAGCAGGTTTTAACGTGGTATCTAACGACATTCAAACACAAATTAACAATCGAAAGGGATAGAACATGAAGGACGTAACAAATGATTTTTTGGAAACAATCGAACCGGTCTATACGCCGGGGAAAATTAGCTTTGATTTTGACGCATTCGACAAGGCCATTCAGACAGCAGTTAGTGAGTTGTCTGATGAACAACTTGATAACTTGGAATATGACGATATCAAGAAGGAGTTTACACGCTTCAATGGGCTCTTGACAAAGTTGGACGGCAAGCGAAAAGACATCTCGAAAGTGTACAAGAATCCGCTTAATGAGTTTGAAGCTAATTTCAAGACATCTAAAGAGCCGCTCGAAGGACTTATCAATAAGTTACGTGCCAAACGAGACGAAATTGACGAACACAATAGATTGCTCCGAGTTGACCACGTTAGATCAGTATTTGAAAGCAAATGCGAGCTAGCCGGACTAGACAAGGGCACATTCAAAGATAAGTATGATGGCTATTCTTTGAAGAAATATTTCAAAGACAAGAAGATGGAGCTCAAGAAGGAGACTATCGAAGAAATCGACGCTCTTGTTTTGGCTGAGTATGACCGACTTGAAGAATACAAGGCTAACGTGGGCATGATTGAGGAACAAGCCCTTGACTATGAGCTACCGGCTGAACCATATACTAGAGCGCTAAATAACGATACACCTCTAGTTGAGATTCTCAAGCAAATGAAAAAGGACCGTGATGCAGCCGTAGAGCGTAAGCAGCAGGCAGAAGCCAAAGCGAAAGCAGAAGCGGCACGCCTAGCAGAAATTGAAGCTATGGCTCAACAGTCAGCAAACGAGGAAATTAAGGCGGTCAACGCTGAAACTGGTGAGGTTATCGAAGATGCTAAACCAGTCGAGGAAGTGCCTAGCAAACCCGCTGAACCGTACAAGGTCAATCTTGCTCTTACGTTCCACGGTGGAGAGAATCAATGGCATCAATTCGCTAAGCTGCTTGATGACAACTTTGTTAACTACGAAATCTTAGGAGAAAATCAATGATCAATAATGTCGTGCTGGTTGGAAGAACAACCAAAGACCCAGAGCTACGCTATACGCCTAGCAATGTCGCAGTAGCTACATTCAGCCTTGCCGTGAACCGCAATTTCAAAGACGCTAACGGCGAACGTGAAACGGACTTTATTAACTGTGTTATCTGGCGTCAGCAAGCTGAGAATTTGGCTAACTGGGCTAAAAAAGGCGCATTGATTGGAATTACTGGACGCATTCAGACCCGTAGCTACGAGAATCAGCAAGGTCAACGGGTGTATGTGACTGAGGTAGTCGCTGAGAACTTCCAAATGTTGGAGAGCCGTGCAGCGCGTGAAGGTGGCAACGCTACTCAAGGCAACACGTCTGGAGCGTTTGGCAATGGCGGCGGCTATGCTGGACCTTATGGCCAACAAGCACCGCAACAGCAAGGGCCAAACTTTGCAAGGGATAGCAGCCCATACGGGAACACAAACCCTATAGATATCAGTAGTGACGATTTACCCTTCTAATTAGGTGCACTATGAAAATGATTTTAAACATCGAGCCTAAACCTCAAACAAGGCCACGATTTAGCAAGTTTGGAACTTATGAAGACCCTAAAATGAAGGCGTGGCGTCGTCAATGTTCGCAATTAATCGAGCAAGAATACAACGGGCAATTCTTTGACGGTCCGATTTCAGTAGATGTCGTTTTTTACATGAGGGCCCCGCTTAATGTATCGAAGAAACCAACGCCAAAGGCTAGAGCTAAAACGTGGGATACATTCAAGCGGTTCATGTCTGAAACACTGTGGCATGCGAAAATTCCAGACGTTGACAATCTGGTCAAATCGCTTTTTGACAGTATTTCAAAAGCTGGTTACAACAAAGTTGATAAAAAGGGTATCGTCTGGACCGATGACAGTATTGTTTGCGATTTAAGAGCTCGCAAGAAGTACAGCCCTAATCCACGCATTGAATTTGAAATCAAGGAGCTTGAATGAATAGCAAATATAAAGATAAGTTGGTTGGTGTGTATGCGCCGGGCAACTATGGGCATACTAGCGCGTTAGATCAGACACAAGCATTCTCAAGGTGGTTTTGGTCTAATCGTGAGGATATGGAACTTATCAGCATTAAGCTAGGTATTGACATTAAAAAGCTAAATCGTATTCTGACACTAGAGCAGTTACCGGATGAAGGCTTGTTAAGAAAGATGGTCGAGCTATGCAATGGTTAAGACGATTTATAGCAAAGAATCCGGCAAAGGTTTTCAGAGAAGGGCCGGAACCGATAACTATGGGAATTAAGGAGCATGAAATGAGTTGGGCGGTATCAGTATTTGAGAATGGCAAGCTATACCAACGTATTCAATACAAGGACAAGAATAAGGCACTGAACGAGTTTCACAGACAAGGTGCTAAGTATGGAGGTAGCAAGTGCCATGAAGTGGAGTTAAAGGAGGTTAGTAATGGCTAAATTTATTAGAGTTACAAACATCGCACAAGGAATTGATATGGACACAATTTTAAATGTCGATGATATCGGACATATCTCTATTGGCCCTAACATCATTTTTGTAAAGACACCGTTTGCAGACGGGACGAATCGAATTTATGTGAGAACCAAAGAGATTGAGAAGTTAGAAAAGATTTTGCTAGGAGAGGAAAACGATGGATAGAAATGAAGCAGTACAAAGACTATCAAAGGGAGGACGCCTATCAATAGCCCACGCTGAGGATTTATATGATTCTTTCTTCCCTAAACCAGTGGTGCCGCAATACGTGGCAGATTGGTATGAGGAACATAAGGATGACTTAAATGATGATATTTGGGCATATCTTACAAGCTGGGCTGATACGAAATGGGACGAGTTCAAATACTGGATGTACCATACTGGCAGGAACAAAGCCATCACTACCCTCGCAAACATGCACCAGTTCGGCTACGAGGTCGAGAAAGAGCCTAAATACGAGGTTAGAATCAAGGGGATTGACTATAAATATTGTGTATTAAAAAATGGCGATTATTGGTATTTTGGTGAAGATTGGGTGGATAAGAAGATTAAAACGCAATCGTTTACCCGCAAAGAGCTAGAAGAAGCTGGCTTCGGCTGGGTGTTTAACTGCGAAGGCGTGGAAGTGAAGGAGGTAACGGATGAATAATCTTAAACTGTTACGGAAATCGAGGGGAATGACAAGAGTGGAGTTAGCCGAAAAAATTAAGGTTACAAAATTGACCATTCTTAATTGGGAACATGGCACCCATGAAATCAAAGGAAGTAACGCTAAGAAGTTAGCTGACTACTTCAACGTGTCAATCCCTTACTTACTTGGTTACGATACTGATAACACATTCTCAGATTTAATCACTAAAATCAATAACTGGGCAGACGAACGCAACTTAAAACAAGCAGATCCAAAGATACAGTGGATGCGAGTGACTGAGGAAGTCGGTGAGATTCGAGATGTACTCTTGAAACCGACGAAATTTACTGAGCCACAAGCTGCGTTGAAGGATGCTATCGGAGACACGCTTGTCACGATTATCGTACTAGCACACCAGCTAGACCTTGATGTAACTGAGTGTCTCGGTATTGCGTATGAGGAGATTAAAAACAGGAAAGGGAAGATGATAAATGGAACTTTCGTCAAAGAGGAAGACCTCTAGGATGATTGTCTGGGCATTGTTTGACAGTGGAAACGGATCATACACAAAAGGTGTAAAGAAACTGGGCAAAGATATTGAAATCTATCCAATAGGTATTGATATCGAAAATAAAAATCATCATTTTATCAATCTGAATTTAGCTGATTATAGCCGTTTGTTTGGAAATAACACACTATTTGACACATTGGACAAATTGCCTAAACCTGATCTGATTATCGCTAGCCCACCGTGTGAAAGTTGGTCTAACGCTAGCGCCATGGATAGAGGAAATGCTTGTTGGAAACAAGAGCAAGGTGACTCTTTATTTCAACCACAAGAACCCTTGTCGATATTTACCGTTCGTGATCATAAGGATTATGACAGATATCAATACTACCCAAATAAACAACTTATGAAACGAATCAATGGTGAATTGTGTGTGTTCAATACAGTCGAAATCATCAAACGATACAAGCCCAAATATTGGATCATAGAGAACCCAGCTCATGGCAGAATTTGGCAATACATCGAGAGAGTGCTGGGGTTCGAAATCCCGTTTGAAAATCATACAAGATACAACAATTATGACGACTATCCGATTTCTAAACCAACTCGATTTTCTGGAAATATTGAACTGAATCTTAAAAATGAAAAGAAGTCAAATGACATCAAATTTCAAGATTGGACGAAATCCTATAATGAGAGGTCAAACATTCCTCTGAGTTTGGTTTGCGAGATTTTAAAAAAGGTATATAAGGGGTTTATGAGTGAAACATAAAGATTTAACGATAGCTACAATCATACTACTAGTATCACTAGCTATCAACATGCTGTCAGTCTACTACGTTCTGACAGTGCCACGCAGGGTAGAGACAGTAACTATCCATCGGGTAGATAACGCTGGTTCTGAAATGTATGGCAAGGTTACCGGGAAAGAGAAAATTAATGATCTCTACACTATTGATTGCGGAGCTTACGGCAAGTTCCTTGTCAGCAAGGAACAATACGACCAAGCGCATGTTGGGGATGATATCCCTAGTTATTTGAAGGAGCGAGGGAGTTGAGATGACAG